CGCAACGCTTCGTTGTACTGCTCCCGCACGAATACTTTTTCAGTATTCTCGTCATAACTTCTCAGCGTATGCCGTGTGCGCGGAGTAAGCACAACCAGCAATTCCAGCAATGACCCTTCTTTCGCCGGCGGATACACATAGAAGCGCAGAGGATCACGTTCGTCGTAAATAAAATACTGCTGCTGGTTACTTGCCGGGCGCGAATGCCAGTCAGGTATCACCCTGTCCATTTGCTCTTGTGACTTAAAGTTCACCGGCCTCATGGCGCCCTCAAGGTTGCGCTTTATATCGACCAGGCGAACCGCACCGACGGGCAACTCTTGCCGCGTTCCTGCAGCACAGGAAAACTCAGAGTTATCCGCAAACGCTTCAGGCATCAAACCCAGCAACCAGTCGTAGGACTGATTGAGATAGTCCACCAATTCAGTATTGGTCCAGCGTATGCCGGTACCGGTTTCCTGCAGCGTATTCTTCACCGCATTGATTAACGCACTTACGAGAATAGCCACGATCAGACCTCCCAGACGCTGCGAGCGAATCCGGCGCGACCCTTACGGCTCACATCAAACTCATTACGAACGTCCGCCGCTGCAGCCATCCACATGGTTTTGTATTCGCTGGCGTAGTAGCCACTCAACTGAGGATTCGACCAGTCATTGCCGGGCATTGCCATCAAGCGCGCTTTTACTCCGGCCGCAATACAGTCCGGCCAGCGATCCAGAATGGAATCAGGAACACTTGTGGCGCCGGGCCGCGGCTTCAGAATAATAAGCGCCTTCGCCTTTGACTCCGCCGTCACCGATTCAGCCAGCTCAATAACGGAAGGTGCATGCTGAACATAATCACCAGGCTTCAGCGTACTGCCATCCACGGTCAGATTTTTAATCCCAACAACGATGTGCCCCTCATACGGGGAAACAAAGTCGTAGCGATCGAGACCGGGCGAGACAGAAAATTCCACCTCTTCAATAAACGCCTGTGTCTTTTCGCAAAAGTCCGCGAAAACAGTACAGGCATGAGAAGAGATAATGTCGTCAATACAGCCGGGCAGCTCAGGGAGCACCGATACTATGATTGACGAGAAATCGCTGAAGCTATGGTGGATCATGGAAGCCCTCAGCCGTTCAGGCTATCAAATACAGCGTTCAGTTCTTTGGCACCGAACTCCGGGCAGTTTTCACCGATTGCAGCTCGAACAGCGGCAATTTTAGGCTTGCCGTTTTCGGTAAAGTGCTCTTCGTTATCGGAATTCAGCGACAAGATTGCGTTCGTGATAACGTCTTTCAGATCATCAGTCGCATCGTCGCCGCCGTCTTCATCCAGAAGCTTCTGAGCATCTGCCTTTGCAGCCGCCGCACGCTCCGCCGCCTCCAAGGCTTCACGTTCTGCCTTTTCAGCTTCTTCAAACGCAGACTTCTTCAGCTTCTTCTTGACTTCATCAAGCTGTTCGCCTTTAACAAATACATCCTTGAATCGCAGCAGCTGGCCAGCCGCTCGACCATCGACATACTGGATGTCGCCAAAACCCGACCACACCACACCAGTTCTGGCGATAGTGTCCTTCTTGAATTCTTTATTGCCGATATAAGCAATCGCAACCGGCTTTGCGAATTCATCAAAAGTACGTTCAGCCATAATGGCCTCCATAAAAAAGCCCGGCACAGAGCCGGGCGAAGTTAAGGTTTAAGGTTCGCGACGGTCTTAAAGCAGACCGGTATAGCGATACTCCGGGACAACAGTCACATCACCGGTGCCAGTGGCACCCGTAACGGTAACCGTCAGGTAAGCGCGAGCAGGAAGCTCATAAGGAGCTTCGTCATACGCCAGCTTGCCAGCGGCAGCCGAGTCCGCAACAGACCCGAAGAAGTCCTGGTCATCCGTGCCTTCGCCGCCCGGAAATTCGATACCGAACTCAAGGCCAGTTCCAGCACCCATTGCGCCGTGATATGCCTTCAGGCCATCAATGGTTACGCCTTCAGGAAGTTCCAGAACTCGAATCACTGTGTCAGCAGCATCCGCGTTAAAGTTTGCAACGCCAGCTTCACGGGAGACGTTGCCCTGTGCCGCGTTATAAACGCGGTTTTTCAAAGTGGCAGAATTTTTAGTTGCCATATAAACACCTCAAGGGCGACCAGTGCCGCCCAGTATGAGATTAAAGGAACGCTACCGATTACTGACTTACAGCCGTATCGACAACCATTACACCGTGGTCATTTTTACGACCGTTCTTGTCAGCGAAGCGGATCTTCTTCTTACCATCCATCCAGCGGCAAGAGATTTCATAGGCGTTGCCATGATCCTTTTCTTCTTCCGTAAGGCCGACATAACCCATGTCGTCGCCACCCTGGGAGCCGACGTTACCGAATGCCCAGCCAAGTGCCTGCGCACCCAGAAGAACACCACGGTGAACGTTGACGCCCGGAGCAACCTGGGTTTCAGTCGCTTCATTGACGTTCTGACACACGTTCACAGGAGTGCCTGCCGCAAACTCCACCCAGTTGCTGTTCATCTTCTTGATGAGAATGCCTTCCCAGAAGTAGCAGTCACCAGCAAAAATCGGGTTCTTGCTGATTGACGCAGTACGGTTTTTCGCAGCCGCGTACATTTCCTGCCACTGCTTCGCACTGGTGGTCGCCTTGAAGTCCTTGAACTGACGCGGAGTCAGGTACAGAACGTACATTGGGTCTTCATCGGCGAGCATGTCACCCTTAAAGCGAATCGGCTGCATCACCATGCTGTCCTGCTCATCGATCAGGAGTCGCATGTTTTCCACCGTATCCAGAGTGAACACGTCGGACGAGTCGATATCGTTCAGAGAGGTAGCATCACCACCGTAGAAGTGACGATCATAGGTAGGTGCCTGCAGGCCGTTTACCATAATCTCATCAAACTCAGGATGCGCCTGACCCGGCACGATCAAGTGCGTCGCTTCACGAGTACCGCGAGCACCAGCCAGGTGGTACAGAGTGGTCTCATCACAAAGACGGCTGTAGTAACCGCCCTTACCGGCCAGCTCATTTCGCGCAATAGCCTTTAAGTCGTGCTTGGTGCGCTGCTTGGCCATCTTGCCACCAGGATTAACCATGTGACGACCTTGCAGGATTTTCAGATCCATACTGGAAGAGGTTAGCGTTTCACCGCGTCCGTCCAGAGGCTTATCACCCATGGTCGGGGTCTTATTGAGGATGTGAAAAACATCCATTTCAACTTCTTCGCCGGCTTCTTTTGAAAGGTTATTTACACGCACAATGGGCGCACCTTTACCGGTTTGACCGCGAGTGGACCCACCCTTCTTCTTGATAGACATATCCGCCGAGTCCACCAGCAAATTGGTGAAGTTCGGCTGACGAGTCATGTCGGTGAACAAAGCACCGTTTTCAACCTTGTTACTTTTTACAACTGGCATAATCAATCACCTGAATTATGTGACCGAAACTCAATACCAACTCATCACTTCCTGAATCTGAGCATCAGACATCTTGGCCATTTCGGCTTCGCGCTCAGCATCAGACATCGACTCCAGACGCTCTCTAAGAGACTTTTCTGTGCCGGGAGCCTGACCAATATCAGTAAGTGAGTTAGGGGTAGGAGCTTCGGCGCTATCTACGATTTCCTTGGCGCGCTGCTTCACGGATTTCTGCTCCGCTACAGCGTCGCCAAAGGCTGCTTTGGTTCGCCTTGCAACTTCGGCAAAGCGGTCTGCGGGCGCGGCGTTTTGCCACTTGGGATCTGCCTGCAGTTTTTGGTCGATGGTTAAAGCCATGTCCCAGCGGTCTGGGTCTTTGGCTTGCCAATTGGTGAGGTCTGAGTTGTTTTGAAATGCTGAGCGAGCGGCTGCAGCTTCTGCGTCATCCACTTCAGCTTGAGCCTGATTTACAGTCTCGGCCTGTTGCGCTTGTGCTTGCTGCGATTTAAAAAGGATTCGAGCAAGCTTCGCCTCCATAGAGCCGTAACCGTAATCTTCTTCAACATCAGCCAATTCATTTTCGGTAATGGCATCTGGGTCAGCAAAGGCTGAGTCCATATCCACGCCCTGACGATCAAGGTTCGCTTTGGCGTTACTGATCTGTTTGTCGCTTTCAGAAAGACGAGCATTCGCCTCATCCAGTTGACGCTTCAGATCGGCTTCACGCTGTCGCGCTGCCTCAAGCACTTCATACGGAATTGTGTGCTTGCCATCTTTCGTTGCGATTGGCGCGCGCTCTTCTTCATCCTGGCCGGACGGTTCGCCATCGCTTTCACTGTCATCACCTGAGTCCGCTTCTGCTTCCGCAGCTTCGGTTTCTTCAGGGGTTTCAGCTTCCGCTTCGTCCTGTTCGTTTGAATTGTCTTCGCCAGCGTGTGCAGCCAGAGCCTTTTCAATTTGGTCCGGATCACCGCTTGCCAATGCGTCATCAACGCTCATTACTTCGTCACTCATTTCTCACCTGTTTGCTGTATCGCTAAGCTGCGTAATTGATATTGCGTTTTGCCGTCACGACCTAGGCTTCGTGAATTCGGGGCATAAAAAAACCCGCCCAATGGCGGGTCTCTTTATTGAATTCTGTTTTTTAAATGGCTTGCTGCCACTCGTCAGGCAAAGGCGGAGGAACTGCCGCCGCCTGCTCTATTTCCATCTTCGTTTTTTGCTGATCAACGTCTTCTGATTCTGCGCGCTCTCGTGTGTACTGAGCGTCTGCCTTGGCCTTGTCGACTTTCGCGGCCAGCTCTTCCCGTTTCAGCATGACTTCACGCATCTGAAGCTCATCCATTTCCTTCTGCTTCTGCTGCTGCTCCTGCATCTGCGCTTGCTGCTCTGGCGTCATATCTTCAGGATCAATTTCACCTGTAAATTTCTGCACCAGCTTCATGAGTTCAATGCGTTTTTCTTCCGGCACGTCCAGCTGATCAACAAAGATACCCAGGCCAGCCATCTGAGCGTCGCCCGGCAGCTTGGAAATAAAGTCCATGAGCATTTGCGAGACTTGAGCGCGGTAACCCGGCGACTGTTGAATCTCACCCAGCACCACTTGTGTTTTCGCCTGAGCGATAGCGTTGGTCATTTCGCCGTCCTGGTCATTGTTCAGTACGACCTGCTTCGGCTTCTCGCCCAACTTGCCCGGCACCATGATTTGAATGTTTCGGCTCTCTGTCATTTCCTCGACTTCGTGAGCCATGACCAGTTCACCAACCATCTGGCGAGCGTTGTTGTAGTTGTCGTTAATGTCAGCCAGTGTCGTTGCGCCCTGCTCAACCAGAGAGTTAATTGCCACGCCAGACTGAGCGCCGCCCTCTTTACCCAAGAACGCGTTGTAAATACCCGCGACATCCTGAATCAGCATCTTGGCGTCTTGCATGATCTGGAATTGCTGAGCACCGATACCCTGATCTGATTCGACTTTGAATAGCGCTCCGCCCTCACGCTTACCGGCACCGTTCAACTTAACAATACCGTCAGCCTGGTGAACCTGCTGGCGCAGATCGTTATCACTCATCGCCGTTGCGTCATCATCCATGGTGATCCGCTTGTAATTCAAGTCACCAGTCAGGCGAATGCGACGGAAGTTAATTTCGTCTTGCGGGCTGAGCATTGAGCGACCCAGTCCATACGGAATACCAGTCTCATCTTCACGCGCACCGAAGAACGGTACATACGGATACATATTGTGAGGATGCGGACTGGCCATATCCTTGACGAAGTGCGGACCGATATACCAACTCAATCGAAGTGACGGCACCGAGCACTTTATGATTTTCACCCGACCCGAAACCACCATCGCGTTGTGAATCGGGTTGTCCTCCTGATACACCACTGCGCGGCCATCTTCCGAGCGCAATACGATGCCGGGCATCCATACGCGGTAATACAGCTCGTACACCTTCACCATGTCACGGTGCGGTAAAATCCATTCCTTCTCGTCACGAGTGCTGTACTGATATTCGCGGTACGCCTGAGACAACGTGTCGCCTTTGTCGTAAAAATCATCCATATCGAATGACGACCACTGGCCAATACTGTGCTTGATGATTTCTTGTTGGCTTGGGAAGAAAGCCTCAGCCTCGTCCTTATCAACCCAGCGTTCACGCAGGAGCCAGCTACAGTTATTCAGATCCGCAGCGGTGCGCCAGTCGAATGAAATTTCATTTCTGTGCACCGTGCTGATTTTGTATTTTGATCCCAGCGAGTTACTGTTCTTTTTAACTTCCACCCAGCCGATACCAGAAATCACCTGAGCCTTGTACGCTTCCGCACATGCCTGATTTGCCTTGCCGGTTCGCAGGCCCTCATTCAGACGGACATTCAGACCTTCAGCCACTTCCCTGAATTCATCGTCGTCAGCACGAACGAACCAGTCAGTACGGCTACGCGCCTCCATACCCAACACACCATTGATCGCAGGCTGCATCAGATTGGTGATCAGAATCGGAAGTTTCTTAGCCTTCAGCGAGTTAATCACTTCCTGATCGAGCTGGTTGCCGTCGTAATACTGGTGGCACCGTGAAGCGAGACCGCGCCACTCTGGCTGATAGTCGCGTTCCTGCAGAATCTTATGCAGTCGCATACTGTGCTTCAGATCGTCAGCCATTTATTACGCCATCCAGTGATCAGAGTTTGTTGATTGAACCGTTCGCCCGTCGATAGGCTTTGTGCTCATCACGCGAACCAGCATGATGATTAAGTAACGCATTGCGTCCATCAGGTGATCGTTCTCCTTAACGACCTTGCCGCTGTCGTCCCGGCGATACAGACCTATTTCGTGCCATACGCCGGTCAGGTTGCTGAATATCTTTAATCGACCAGTGGCTAGGCGTTCATTCACCGCCAACAGTCC